TTATACTGATAATCCAAGACAAATTAATAAAATAAGAAAATTATCAATGACAATTAATTTAAATAAACCTGGTGAATATGAAGGCGGTAATTTAAAATTTGATTATGGTCCTCATGTTACTGGTAAAAGATACCATGAGTGTGTAGAGATTAGACCTCAAGGTTCTGTCATCATTTTTCCGTCTTATATATACCATCAAGTAACACCTGTAACAAAAGGTACTAGATATTCTTTAGTGTTATGGACATTAGGAAAACCATTTAGGTAGGAGCAAATATAATGAATAAACATATAGCAAATTGGGATTCTTTATCAGATAAAGAAAAAGAAAAGGCCCAAGAATTATTAAAAGGTGAACCAGGTTTAAATCCTGCTGTAGTTCATCCGGCAGCTAAATTTTTTCAAGAAAATGGCTGGGTAAAAATTGACAAATACATTGATGATAATATGGCAAACTTATTATATCATCATGTTCAATTAGAAACAAAAAGATTATCGTATTTTGAAGAAAATGACATTGAAGCTGACCAAGATATACATGGCACATTTACTGACCATCAAGCTCCTGGTGATTTTAGTAAATATGGTGACCCTATATTTGACGCTCTATTAAGTTTAGGCACAGAAAAAATGAGTGAGTTAACTGGTAAAGATTTAATACCAACTTACTCTTATCATAGATTATATACACAAGGAACAGAATTAAAAAGACATAAAGATAGACCAAGTTGTGAAATTTCAACTACTCTTTGTTTAGGTTATGACAATTCAAATGTTGACGCAAAAAAATATCCTGATTGGGATTGGCCAATGTTTGTGGGTCCTAAAGACGGCAAAGTAGGCACAGAGGGTATGCCTATACATATGAAACCTGGCGATATGTTAATATATAGAGGTGATATTGTTGAACATTGGCGTGAGCCATTTTGGGGTTTAAATCATGCTCAAGTATTTTTACACTACAATGAAAAAGATGGACAATATCATATACCTTTTGACGGCAGACCATTATTAGGTTTACCTGGAAGTTATAGAAGTAAAGAAGCTAGAAATAAAAATGACGATTCAAATAATGGTGAAGTAAATTGGGATTCTTTATCAGATGAACAGAAAGAAAAGGCCCAAAAATTAATAGAAGTAGATTATGATGATGATGTAGAAAGTACAAAAAAAAGTTTAGAGAATCCTAAAAAAATAATTTATTGAGGTTTATAAAATGGAAAATCATGTTACAGACGACATACAAGTCGTTAATGAAGGAACAACATATCCTTTTTTAGTATGTGATAATTGGTACTCACCAAGTGAAGAAAACGCCATATGGTCAGAGTTAAATTTTTATTCTCACCAAAAAGATATAGCAAGAGCTGAAAATACAATTGTTGCAAAAAACAAAAAGGGAGAACCTTTAAGTAATGCTTTTAGGTTTTATTTTGATGACTATTATCATAGTAATTATACTGATAAAGTATCTTTTATTAATAAATTTCAATATAAATTACAACAAAAAAAATTACATGATTATATTTCCAAATGTAAACCATATCATAGAAGTTATCTATCCACAAATTCGACTTCTAGTTTAATTTCTTATTACGAAGAAAATGACTCTTATTTACCACATCACGATACTTTTTCATGGACCATACTAATTTGGTTTTGTAAAGAACCAAAATTATTTAAAGGTGGCGATTTTGATTTTCCTGAAAGTGAAACACAAGTAAATTTTAAACATAATCGTGCTGTATTTTTTCCATGTTGTTATAAACATAGAGTATCACCTGTAAAATTTATTAAAAAACCTGAAGAATTTGGATATGGTCGATGGACTATTACACATTTTTTATATACAGTACCCACAGGTTAAAAAAAATAATTATGACAGAAGCTAAAATATTTCAATTGTGGCCTATATGCCTTTATAAATCAAGTTTTGATATTGATGAAAATACAAAACAACTTTTTTATAATGAAGAATATGAAAGAATGCCATCTGGAAATGGTGATTATACAAAAAACAAATATCTTTTACATGATAAAAAATATTCTTATGTGATAGATAATATAATGAAACATCTAAACTATTTTACAAAAGAATATTTGACAGTAAATGATGAAGTTAGTTTTTATTTACAAAATAGCTGGGCTGTTAAACATAATAGTGATGATTGGGGACAAACACACTCTCATGCTAATAGTTTATTAAGTGGTGTGTATTACTTAAATACAGATGAAAAATCTGGCGATATAAGATTTGAAAAGCCCACAGGATATACCAATTTATTTCACGAAAGCACACATATACAATTTAATGAGTATGAAAATCATAACTGTTCAGTATGGGTTGAAACACCTAAAATTGGTGATTTGTTTCTTTTTCCATCTCATTTAAATCATAGTATAAATCGAAACTTATCTAATATTACAAGATACTCTATAGCATTTAATTTTCATATTGAAGGCTCTCTCGTATCTAAAAATAGTAAATTAGATTACTTAAATTTAAAAAAAGGAAACATGGAAGGTTATAATGAATAAAGTTGATTTTAATAATTTAAAACCCTTAAAGATTGCAAAATCAAAAGGCAAATTTAAGACATTTACAAATGCTAGTATTATTGAGGGTGAAAATGTACCTCAACCATATCTTGGTCAACCATTAACAATAAATACAGATGAGATACTATCAGCATACCCTAGTGAAGATGGCATTGGTTCATCAATACATAGTTATCATGGTCAAACTTGGAAAGTTTTAGAAACACATAATATAGTCGAAAAGAGATTAAACGAATAATGGAAAAACAAGAATATTTTTCATCACCAATATATTACGAAGATAAACCTGAATGGGTTGATAAATTAAATAAATTATCTGACCCTTACATAGCTAAGGCTAGAGAAGATAAAAAAGAAGAAGTTGAAAAAAATATTAAAGAAAAAGGATATAAAAATGATATAGGTCAAACTTATCATAGTTTACCTTTAGAGCCTGACCAAAATTTTAGATTTTTACATAATTACATAGCTAAGAAAGCTCGTTGGGTTTTAGATGATATGGGTTATGATATGAGTAATTATTCATTAATATATACTGAAAGTTGGGTACAAGAATTTTCACATAATGGTGCTGGTCATCATTGGTTTCATACTCATGCTAATAATCACATATCAGCATTTTATTTTTTGAAGGCAAGTGAACACACATCAAAACCTTTATTTCAAGACCCTAGAACATCACATTTAGGGCTTAAATTAAAAGAAAAAGACAGCACAAAGGTTACCCATGGTAGTGATGTAATAAACTATAAAATATCACCTGGTTCATTGATGTTATTTCCTGCTTACTTATCTCATGCTTATGCAGTTGACCATGGCATAGAACCATTTAGATTTATTCATGTAAATATAAGAGCAATAGAAAAAGACTTATTAAAAGCATATAAATAGTATTATAAATAGGATAGTTATGAGTGAACAATCAAAGAATGTTATATCAATTGACGGAAAAGATTACGATTTAGAAGCGTTACCGTTAGATTTAAGAAACACAATAGCGGCAAGACAAGAAATACAACAATCTAGAGTCAGACACGAAATTGAATTGGAAAAAATAGAAGTTTTAACAAAACACTATAATGAAAAAATACAAGAAGGTGTAAAACAATTCAATGGCGGCAATAGCAAATCTTAGGATAGACCAAGGTGCTAGTTTCAGTTCAGATGTAACTGTAACTAATTCAGATGGTAATGTTGTTGATTTAACAGGATATACAACTGAAGCCAAAATGGCAAAAAGCTACGGCGCTTCATCAAGCGTTACAATTACCTCGGCTTTAGCAAGCGACCCTACGACAGGTGTTGTAGAATTAACTTTAACAGATACACAAACAGGCGCTTTAGACGCTCCAGCAAGATATGTGTATGATGTCTATATCACACAAACCTCAACAAGTACAGTTACAAGAGTTATAGAAGGCGTGATTACCGTTAATCCTAAAGTGTAATTAGTTTAATCTTTAGATACTTTTCATTATAAATATTACAAAAGAGAGAGGAACCAATGGTTAAGGCTAGAATTAATCAGACTGGTGGTGTAAGAGCAAATATTAATTCTTCCACATCATCCGGTCCACAACAAGTTTCAGTACAGGTACCAAGTACCAATGTAAGTATTCAGAATGTCAATAGATTGAGAGGGCTTTCAGATGTTGATTCTTCATCTCTAAATGACGGAGCGCTACTACAATATGACGCTTCGACAGATAAATTTAAAACAAGAAACGAGTTAGATACTACTTCAGGAACACTAGTGTTTAACGGAGGCAATTTTTAGGAGCAATAAATGTCAACAGTAATTCAGATAAAAAGAAGTGCAAATACTTCCGCTCCATCAACGCTAAAACTAGGTGAATTAGCTTATACTTATGGTACTGGTACGCAAGGCAATAACGGTGATAGACTGTTTATTGGTGAGGGTGGTGTAGATGGTTCAGGTGACGCTAATAATATTACCGTTATCGGCGGCCAGTATTTCGTAGATAAATTAGACCATGTAGATGGTACTTTAACGGCGAGTTCAGCTTTAACAGCAGATAGTAACTCAGCAATAGACACAATCAATATAGGTAATTCTACCACGGTAGGTGGTACGATTAAGTTCAATGAAGGAACAAATAATGGTTCTCATTTTGTTTCACTAAAAGCTCCAAATAGTGTAGCAAGTGACTTTGCAATGACTTTACCAGGTTCAGATGGTTCTGACGGTCATGTGTTGACAACTGACGGTTCTGGTAATTTATCGTTTGCCGCTCCAGCAACGACACTTACTTTAGTTGATGAAAGTTCCACATCAACATCAATCAATCTATTAACAGAAACTTTAAAAATTACAGGTGGTACAGGTATCGCAACAGCATTGTCTGGTGATACAATGACAATCAGTTTTGATAACAATGCCGTATTTAACGGTGTTGACATGAATGGTACAGAGTTAATATTAGACGCTGACGCTGATACATCTATTACTGCCGATACAGATGATACTATTCATTTTAAAATTGGCGGTAATGATAGAATTACATTTACAACTGGTATTATTGATGTAAAAAATGATGGTGCTCAATCACAAATAAGATTATATTGTGAAAGTTCAAACGCTCACTATGCAGCTTTACAAGCACCAGCTCACGCTGATTTTTCTGGTAATCAAACTTATACTTTACCAAGTTCAGCAGGTACTTTAGTAGGTCAAGGCGATACTGGTACAGTATCAAATGCCATGATTGCAAACTCATCAATAACAATTGGTTCAGACGCAATTAATTTAGGCGCAACAAGAACAGACATTAATGGTTTAACATCTTTAGATGTAGATAATGTTACAGTTGACGGTAACACAATATCAACAACTAATACAAACGGTGATTTAGTTTTAGACCCTAACGGTTCAGGTGATGTAGATGTTAACTCTAGTAAAATTATAAATGTAACAGACCCGACAGCAGCTCAACACGCCGCTACAAAAGCATA